ACGGACGAGGACCCGGAGGTCCGCCGTATGGCCAAGTTGTGGGATGACTACGGCATCACCCGCTCAGTGACGAAGCGTAACGTCATGACTTTCGGCTATGGCTCGAAGGAATCCGGCTTCTCGGACCAAATCTTCGAAGACATCATCGATGATAACGCCGAGTCCCGTAAGCACTTCGGGTATGTGAAGAAGGACAAGACGGAAGAAGGCGCTGTTGAGTTCAACAAGGAACTGTGGGTCAAGACCATGGAGGTCGCCCGCTACCTTGCCAAACACAACATGTTCGCCATCCAGAAGATCGTAGACAAGGCTCCCGTAGTCATGAAGTACCTGCAAGAGATCGCAGGGGCTTTGGCAAAGGCCAACCTTCCTGTCCGCTGGACTACCCCGATGGGGTTCCCAGTGGTCAACGCCTACTATGAGCCTGAGTTCGTGCGTATCAACACGTTGCTGTGGAACAAGGCACTTAACGTTATGGAACCTTTCAAGACCAAGGTTCGCTCGGCATACTCTAAGAAGCTGCTCAACAATAAACAACGTGATGGCATTGCGCCTAACTTTGTTCACTCGCTAGATGCAGCCCACCTTCAGAGCGTAGTAGTGAACTCGGTAGATTCCGACATCCACAACTTCCTACTGATTCACGACTCATTCGCATCCTTACCTAATCAGATGGACGAATTCTCGATGGTAGTACGCCAGTCGCTGGTCTCAATGTACGAGAGCCGTGATGTGCTGGAGGAGTTCTTCGAGAGCGCCCGCGCTGATTTGGTGTCGGCAATGGGTGAAGCAGGCGCTGATGTTAAGGCACTCGGTAAGTTGATCGACTCGTTGGACAAGTTGGAAAAACCAGCGTTCGGCTCCTTGGACCTCAACGGTATTCTCAACTCCCCCTACGCTTTCGCTTAGTTTTTTCTACACAACACACTGTTACACAACATAGGCCCTACGGGGCCTTTTCCCATTCTGGACCCCGTATGGAACCTGAAGAGTATTACGTCGATGCCTACCTCCCGCTCGACGAAGCAGTAGCCCTCATGGCCGAAGGTCTCTACCTGAACGAGATCGAAGGCTGGATCGTAATCGACCCTTACTTTGAAGATTGACACATGAAGAACTTTGTAACACCCAAAGGCCCCTCGGGCTACAGCAACCTGTTCACGCCGGACACGAAGTTTGATCCGGAAGGTAAGTTCAAGACCAGCATCACGCTGTCTGAAGAAGCTGCAAAGCCCCTGCTCGAAGCGGTAGAAGAAGAGCGCCTGGAACTCGGCAAGAAGGCCAAGACTTCCAAGGGCAGCCCGTACAAGGTCAATGAAGATGGCTCGTACACCTTCACGTTCAAGACCAAGAAGCAACCGAAGGTCGTGGACTCGAAGGGAAACCTGATTCGCGAAGAGATTCGCATCGGTGGTGGCTCGACCATTCAGGTCCGTGGTGCCTTTGGTACCTATGAGGGCTTTGGTGGTGGTGTCTGTGCGTACCTCAATGAAGTGCGTCTGGTCAAGGTTGTTGAGTCCAGCGCTGACTGGGGTAACGATTACGACGAGGAAGAAGGCTACGTTGCATCGCCTAGCAGCCCGAAGGCTCCCAAGGATTCAGAGGGTGCTGAGGCCGATCAAGAAGAAGACGAAGATGTGAACTTCTGATGAAGCGCTCGTGGGTAACTAAGAAACACCACGGGCTTAAGGTGAAGCAAAAGTTGCGTAGTGGTCTCGAAGAGAAGATCGCTGCGCAACTCGATGAAGCGGGTATGGCATACGAGTATGAAACTCAGAAGCTTGAGTACGTAATCCCGCACTCCTACAAGCCTGACTTCATGTTGGGTAATGGAATCATCATCGAGGGTAAGGGACTGTTTGACTCAGCAGACCGAACTAAGCATCTGGCAGTGAAAGCAGCCCACCCTGAGAAGGACATCCGCTTCGTCTTCTCCCGTAGTGCAAGCCCCCTGTACAAGGGATCAAAGTCTACTTATGCCTCATGGTGTCAACGCCACGGATTCCTTTATTCCGACAAGGTTGTCCCTGAAGCTTGGTTAAAAGAGAGAAAGAAATGAAAGTCAACGCAGATATGTTCCCGAGCCTCGCACGGCTCCCTGAAGTATCCGAGGTAACAACGCATGACGTGAGTCTAATGGTTCCCAGGCAGTTCTACGGTCTCGCAGACCTCAAGGGACTCCGCAAGCTCATCAAGCAGGTCGAGAAGCAGATCAAGGCAAACGCAGCAAACGTGGAGGAAATCTAAATGACACAGACACAAGTTCTACTTAAACACCTTCGCAAGGCTGGCTCCATCAGTCAACGCGAGGCGCTCTTTGACCACAGTATCCAATCGCTCACCCGCCGTATTACGGACCTTCGGGACGCAGGGTTCAACATCGAATCCCATTGGAAGCAACACCCGGTCACTGGTCAGTACTACACCCGGTACACCCTTGGTTCCCCTGAGGTCCTTTGATGAAAGTTAAGCATACCGACAACGGCAACGTGAAGATCACGCTGTCCCTAGAGCAAGCCGAAGCTCTCCGTGCTGGCCTGCTCTTCTCCTCAGGTCCCACGGGTGGCTTCCTGTCCCTGATGACCCAGGAAATCCTTGCGCACATCGACATGACGCTCGAGGACGCCGACATCAACATTACATTTTAAAGAGAGAAGAGAGATGAAAAATCAATGGTATTTCGACGCATCTGATTTGGGCGGCTGTGCCACTGCGAAGTTGGACCGCGATGACCAGACAGCACGCATCCGAATCCCCGACCAGTGGTTCACCCGGGAAGACCTCAAGGAACTCATCGGGTTCCTGAAGCTACTCCGAAAGGAACTGAAGGATACGCAGGACTTCATCGACGCCGATCAATATCCCGTGACGGAGTGCTTCTAAGCGATGAAGACCGCGGACATTAAGGTCGAATTGCTCGACACCATGGGAAACGATCTTACTGTCGCGAACGTGGCCCGAGTGTCCTTCGACAAACAAAGTGAGTGGGAGTATGACCTAGAGAAAGCGGAACGAGTTCTCCCGGCCAAGGACATCAAGCTCATCAACTACCTCGCGACACATGACCACTGGTCTCCCTTCGCCCACACGTTTCTATCGTTCCGTATCAAGGCCCCGATCTTCGTTGCTCGCCAGTTGGTGAAGCATCAGGTCGGCCTTAGTTGGAACGAGGTAAGCCGCCGGTACGTGGACAGTGAGCCTGAGTTCTGGATTCCCAAGGAACTCCGAGGACGCGCTGAGAACGTGAAGCAAGGTTCTGGTGATGTTCTTGTGTGTTCCCCAGGTGCTCGGGATTGGATCGTGAAGCACAGCGAGGAATCCCTTGAGACCTATAAGGACCTTCTGACTGTTGGCGTCGCCCCTGAAATGGCACGGATGGTCTTGCCACTCAACACTCACACAGAGTGGGTATGGTCGGGTTCCCTTATGGCCTTCGCACGGGTCTGCAAGCAACGCATGGACCCCCATGCTCAAGCTGAGTGCCGTGAGGTAGCCGAGCAGATCGATGAACGGCTCCGTTGGGCATTCCCTGAGTCAACCGCATCACTTTTGGATAACTGATGAAGGTATGTTCTAAATGTGGGATCGATAAGGAACTCACAGATTTCAACAAAGATTGCACAGCTTCTGATGGGTACTCCTACCTCTGCAAACCCTGTCGTAAAGAGTACCGGAAGGTCTGCCGGGCTAATAACCCTGCAATGTATGAAAGGCGCAAGGCTAAGAGCAGGGAGTGGTGGGATAAGAAGCGAGATGGTGACCCACTGTTCTTCGCTAAGCATTGTTTCAGGAACCGACAGGTAGTAGCAAAGAAACTCGGCATCCCCTTTGGGATCAAGTTCGAAGACCTACCGCCAGTTCCTGAAAAATGCCCAGTTCTGGGTATAGCGATAGCTCACTGCTCAGGGCACGATACTGCGCCGTCACTCGACCGCATCATCCCTTCGTATGGGTATGTGCAAGGGAATGTAGCGTGGATCAGTGGACGTGCCAACCGCATCAAGAACGATGCATCACTGGAGGAACTTGAAAGTGTCACACGATGGCTCCGAGAGCAACTTCGTGAGGAAGGAATCGTGCCCTGAGTGCGGTTCGAAAGACAACCTAGCCCGTTATTCAGACGGACACGCGTTTTGCTTTGGCTGCTCATATCGAGAACACGGCGAAGGTGAAGTTACACAAACCCGAAAAGGAAGAACCGTGTCAGAAGATTTGAAAGAGTACAAAGAAGCAGACGTAAAGGGACTCCCTGCCCGTCTTATCAGCGAGGAGACCTGTAGGTTCTTTGGGGTTCGAGTAGGGCAGGTTAGCGGTAAGACTGTTCACATGTACCCATATGTGAAAGATGGGACGGTTGTTGCCATGAAAACCCGAGGACAGGACAAAGAGTTCAAGTTCCTCGGTGACGCTAAACACCCCCCGTGCTTCGGTCAGCACTTGTGGCCGAAGGGTAAGAAGTTAGTCGTAACGGAAGGTGAGATTGACTGCTTGACGATTAGCCAGCTTCAAGGGAATCGTTGGCCGGTAGTCTCAGTGCCTAATGGTGCCCAAGGTGCAAAGCGAGACATCGCTCGTCAGATGGAGTTCTTTGAGCAGTTCGATGAAATCGTGTTGGCCTTCGACATGGATGGACCAGGGCAGAAGGCTGCACAAGAAGTGGCTGAGATGTTCGCACCGGGTCACTGCAAGATAGCTACATTCCCATACAAAGACCCGAATGAGTGTTTGAAACAAGGCAAAGGCGCAGAGGTAATCCAAGCGATTTGGAATGCTCGTTCGTACCGCCCTGACGGGATCGTAGGTGTCTCCGATGTCATAGGAGAACTCGACCGAGATGTTACCCATGGGTTGCCCTGGTTCATCCCGAAGTTGTCCGAGGTTACCTATGGTCGCCGGTATGGGGAGGTCTACACCATCGGTGCGGGGACTGGTATCGGCAAGACAGACTTCGTTCTACAACAGGCAGCGTATGACCTTGAAGAACTGAAGTTGAAGGTTGGGCTTGTGTTCCTTGAGCAACGCCCCGCTGAGACCGTTACACGCCTCGCTGGGAAGATCGCAGGCCGTAGGTTCCATGTGCCTGATGGGAGTTGGACCAGAGAGGAGCGTGTGGCTGCTGTACAAGGGCTGGATGGTAAGGTCGTGATGTACGACTCATTCGGCGAAACCGAGTGGGACGTAGTAGCAGCAAAGATTCGCTTCATGGCTCACGCTGAGGAAGTCCGTGTCTTCTACGTCGATAATTTAACCGCGATGGCAGATACCTCAAACGAGCGGGAGTCCCTTGAGACCTTGATGAAAGAAGTTGCAGGGTTGGCTAACGAACTAAAGATCATCGTTCATTTAATCTCTCACCTTAGCACTCCTGAGGGGAAATCCCATGAGGAAGGAGGTGCTGTATCCATCAAGTCTTTCAAGGGATCCCGCTCCATAGGATTTTGGTCTTTTCTGATGCTAGGCCTTGAGCGTAATCAACAAAGCGAAGACCCTGAGGAACGCAACACAACGACCCTTCGAGTTCTGAAGGACAGATTCACGGGAGCCGCTACAGGAACCCTGATCAAGCTTGGGTACGACCGGATCACAGGTCGCCTATTCGACAAACAAAG